GCTGAAACGGTGTTCAGCAGACATTGAGCAGGCATTTTCAACCCCTGGAACTGGGCGAAGTGGGGCACTTAGCGCGCCCACTTCCATTTTTAGGCGCAGCCAGCGAAAAAATCGCGGAATTCCGCGGGCTGAAAAGCCCGGGCGCGGCCGGCGCGGCTGGCCATGAGCCACCGGAAGTGGGACAGTTTTCGGCGACATTCCATCGTCCAATCGGGCGATCATTTTCCTGGCTGACGTCCAGACCGGTCAGCGATCTCCTCGTCGGTCAGGAACTTGATTGCTTCGCCTTCAGCGTCGCGTGCGCCGTAGCTCCAGGCTGTGCGGCGCGCTTCGCCGTATTTCGCATTCACGACAGCATCGGCCTTGAGTTTTCGAGCGCGTTCCCAGAGCTCCTTGTAGACCTTCTCTCGCGATGGGTTGTTACTGAAGACCGTCGCCCTTCGCACCGTCGCCTGGACGACGCCGATCACCCGATAAGGGCGATCGGTGATGTCCCCGTCGATCACGGGGACCGGCATCTTGACGATCTCAGCATAGCCGATCGTGTCGATGCGCTGCGCCGCGCTTGGGCCGATAGGTGAAAGCAGCACTGCGACGGCAGTCAACATGGCAGCTCGCTTCATAATTCCTCCTTACAGTCGCTTCACCACACCGACGACACGGCCAATCAAGCGAAGTTCATTTTCTGCGACGAGATAGTCACTCACACCCGGCTTATCCGACACAAGCAGCAACTCTCTGCTCGAGGCGATCCTAACCCGCTTGACCATGCAAATGTCACCGACCGCCACCGCCCAGATCTGATCGCTCACCCTCAGGCGTTCCTGGCTGCGATCGATCAGGATCAGGTCACTCGTATGGATGGTCGGCTCCATCGAGTCACCGAAGCCAGCGGCGAAATACAGCTGGTTTAGCGGCCCCTTGGTGAACTGACGAATGAAGGTCCGAGGAAAGCGTTCGACAGATACCTCGACTGAAGCGTCGTCGACGTAGGTGCCTCCAAGGCCATAAGCGATATCGGAGACAACCACTTCAACCATCGAATGGTCGGGCTCTGCCGGCAGGCCCTTGAATGGCATACGTCGATCGGCAGCACCGCCCGCAGACCAGCCTGGGAAATCCGGAAAGGCCGCCTGCAGCTTCTCGAGTGCATTGCGCCCTAGGCGTGTGCTGGCAGTCCCGCTGTAGGGCCGTTGTATTGTCGAAGGCGATACTCCTGCGCGCTTCGCCAGCACGGCTGGGGCAACGTTTGCGAAGGCCACCAACTCACGGATTAGCGCCGTGTCGCGTGCTAGCTCGTCCATCATAAAACCTTAGCAAAAATGCAAATGGTGCGAATTTGCATTTATGCGGTTGGCAGACCGCATAAATGCGGTTATGCAAACGGCATGGACCAAGAATCGATCATTGCCGACATCGAGTCCCGCGCCTGGAGCGTGGGGATTTCGATCAACGCGCTATGCAAGCGGGCTGGTGTGCATCCTTCGACCTTTAGTCGCTGGAAGAAATCCGAGCGGAATCCGGAGCCAATCGGCGTTACGCTGAAGTCAGTCCGCAAGCTCCATTCCGCCCTGGAGACAATCGAGGCTCAGGCCCGTCGTCGCCGCACTCGGAAGGTGGCGGCATGAGCGACCGGCGTGACACAGGCTTCGTCGATCCCGTCGCAGCGGGGCGGGCAGCGCAGAAGATGGTGCGGGCGGGCAGCTTGCACCACAAGCCCCCGGCCTTCTGGAGTGACCTGGAGGTCAGAGAGCGCGCTATCAAGTGGCATCGGCAGATGGCTGTCCGAGAGGCGCTTGAGCGGATGCAGGGCGAGATCGGCCGCGCGCCGAGCAAGAGCGCGCTGGCGCGGTTCTGGCAGCGGCTCGACAAGGATGACCCCTCCGATCCCGTCTGCTTGAGGGCAAAGGCTCTGGCTTCCGACTTCGTCTTCGACATTGAGGCCAGGCGCAAAATGTCGGAATCGATGGAGCCTGTCAGGCAGCAGTTGCGTGCGGCTGCGCATAAGGTGACCCTCTCAAAAATCGAGGCCCTGGTCGAGCTGATCGACCATCGCATTGAGGTGCGCGGCAACGCGGCCTCTGCCGGTCTCGGCCAGCGCATCACGCTGCGAGCGCGCGATATCTATCGCCGCCTTCGCCGTGCCCTCGGCCACGATGTCGGTGGCCATGATGTGGCTGAGCAGCATCACCTCGATCGCAGCGATGTGATCCTTGAGCTTGGCGAAGTCATCTTCGGTCGCGGCCAACTTCGTTCTCCTTCGAATGGTTATGCCGATGACGAGGAAACTATCGCCCGGCGCATTCACGCGCACCGTCTAAGTGAGACCTCCAAATGAACACTCCCTCCACCTTCGGCGAGGCAGTGCTTCGCATCGCGCCTGCCGACATCCATATCCCTCAGCGGCTCGGTCTGTATTTTCCCGACAAGGCTGCTGCGCTTGGCCGGCTGATGGCAATTCACGGCCAGCGGACGCCGATCACGGTCCGTAAGTCCGCAAAGGGCATTGAGCAGCCCTGGACGCTGATCGTTGGCATGCACCGGCTCAACGGCGCGCTGATCGAAGAGTTGCCGTTTGTCTTCGCCCTGGAGCGCATCGGCGGCACCGCTGCTGATGCCCTGGACGAAGAGGCCAGCGAGAACCTTGACCGACGCGATCAGCCACCACTGGAGCGGGCAATCTTCATCCATGCCACCTGCGAAGCAGCCCGTGCGCGGCTTGGTGACGTCAAGCAGCATCAGCTGGCAGCAAAGGCCCGTTGGGCCAAATACAAGGCTGGCGAAATCAGGGTTGAGCAGGCTCTGCAGGAAGAGGCAGACGATGCGAGTGACACGATGTCACTCGCATACGGATGGGTCGAAACGGTGGCCGAAGCTTTTGGCCGCGACAAGCGAACGATCCATCGCGCGCTCTCCCTGTACAAGATGGTGATCGAGCCGTTTCCGGACTTGACCCAGGCGCTGTCCGATCACCCCGTTGTCGGCAACAACGCAGCCCAGCTGAAGGCGATCGCGGACATCAAGAGCGAAAAGCAGCGCCGCGCCGTGATTGAGCAGCTGCTCGGCAATCCGGACCTGAGCGCCGACGAGGCGCGTGTCGCGGTTGGCGTCGATCTGCCGAGTGGCCCGGCGCCATTGCCGCACATGAAGCACGTCAATGCGATCGCCGGTGGTCTTAGCCGGCTGTCGGCTACGCAGCAAAAGCAGAACCTCGACACCATCGTCGGTGCGCTGAAGAGCGACGAGGTCAAGCGCCAGCTGCGCGACCGGCTCAACGAGGAGCTGGGCGATGCGCGGTGACCTCTCCAGCGGCAAGAAGAAGAACCGGCACCCGCTCGACTGGTACGTCGAGGAGGGTTGGGAGTGGGAGCAGGTCGTTGCGCAGATCGGGCTGGAGCCTGAATTCGAGGCCGGCACCATCTGGGACCCGGCATGCGGGTATGGTCACTCGCTGAGCCGCCTGCAGGGTATTGGGTTCCGTGGCCGACTCTTCGCAAGCGATCTCGTCCGCAACCTTGCCTGGGAGGACTTCGGCCAAAGCGACTCCCTCCACTTCCAAATCGAGGACTTTCTTGAGGCCCGCCGACCTGGTGTTCCCTGCTCGATCTGGATGAACCCGCCTTACAGCTACAAACCGGGCATCCTTGAGGCATTCTGCCGGCAGGCGCTTGCGCTGGCGACGCACCGGGTCGTGGCGCTGGCCCCGCTCAAGTGGCTGGCGGGCGGCAAGAACCGCGGACCGTTCTTCCGCAAAGAGGCACCGCCTCAGCAGATCCTCTATTTCACGCAGCGGCCGTCGATGCCGCCGGGTGATCGCATCCACCTGATGGGCAAGCGCGCCTATCGTGGCGGCGCGATCGACTATGTCGCGGTGGTCTGGGACGTTCGCGCGCCCACTGCACCCGGTGAGACGCGCTCGATCTGGCTGCCCCGCCTGGGAGAAGCCGCATGAACGCCGCAAGCCTCACCCCGCAGCAGCGCCGCCAGCTGGAGCTGCTTGGCAAGGGCCATCCAGTTATCGCCGCCTGGAGCCATCAGGCGCTGAGCGACATGTGGCGGATCGGCCTCGTCAACAAGCAGAGCGCCTTCAACATCGAGGGCCGGACCTCTGGCTCCTGCATCTGGACAATCGCGCCCGCCGGGCAGCGGCTGCTCGACAAGGCGGGGAGGTAAGCGGTGGCCCGCTACGCATCCGAAGCCGAACGCCTGCGCGCCCACCGCGAGGCCTTCACGCTGGCGCTGCAGCTTGGCTGCACCCCGCGCGAGGCCGAGCGCGAACTGCGGCGGCGCAAACGCAAGCGGATGGATGCCTGCGGCACCCGCGCCCCGGCCGAACAGCCGGAGACCGAATCGACCGACCACATGACCGCGCTGCAGCTGGACGATTACCGCGCCTGGGGCAGCCCATGGATGATGAGGGACTGACCGATGAGCAACCTGCGTCCCGCTCCGATGTTCCTGCGCCCTTCGGTGCTGCGCCAGCTGATCAACGACACGCGCGAGATCCGCAAGGGCATGGCGCAGCTGCAGCTGCTGCCGCTGCGCCTCGTCGATCAGCCCACGCAGCGCCCTGAGGCCGAGCCCGAGAGCGAGCTCGTAAGGTTTGACACCGAGCATGGCCCGGCGCTCAATGATGATGAACCGAATCCTGTTGAAGCCGATGCAACTGGCCGAGACAGTGAGCCCGCTGCCGGAACAAGCACCCAGGCAGCGGAGTCCGAGCCAGTCCAGTCGCCGTTTACTTGCAACGGGGCGGCGCTGGATTGGCCGGACGCGCCCTTGCCCGAACATGCCGATCCGGACCTCGACCGGCCCGAGCCGACTCCGGCCGATGATGCCGGCGAAATCTCGGCCCGGCCCAAGAAGAAATCAGTTCGCAGCCGCCTTCCGGTGAAAGAATCCGGTCTGGACAGGATGGCAGCGAGGGAGAGCGTCAGCCCGACCCAGCGGGCGATGGCGACGGCCGAGAAGCGCTCTCCCATTCTCCCTCTGTCGATTGAGGAGCGCCGCCGCCGGCTCGACCTGGCGATCGCGCATCTGAAGCGCCAGTGCATCCTGGTCGATATCGTCGATCGCTCAGCCCCGATTCGCACCTACCGGGTGAGCGGGAAGCGCGAGAGCAAGCTGGCTGAGGAAGTGATCGAGATTGCGGTCACACGCGGCCTGGAGCTCGCCCAATGAGCCGCGCTGCTCGCACCATCGAGATCCGCCTCGAGCTGCGGTTGCTGGATGCCGATGCCAAGAACGGTCGCTATCAGCTCGTCTCCGACGGCACGGTCTTTGCCCTGGCCCGCTGGAAAGAAGGCGAGTTCACCTATCCGGGCGGAGAGCCGATCGAGTTCCCCGTCACACACTATCGGCCTGCGGGCCTGCTGGTGAAGCCGGAGAGCCGCGATGGCTAAGGCCAAGCCGCACCCCGATCAGTTCGGTTTCGACTTCGAAGCCCCGCGCCCGGCGACGGCGCCGGCCGCGCTGGCCGGGCTGGAGCGCCAGATCTGCAGCGCGGTCGGGATGATCCTGAATTCCGATCCGCGCCCGCGCGAAGTGATCGCTGCGCTGATGAGCGTGCTGACCGGCGAAGAGATCAGCCGCGCCATGCTGGACGCCTATTCGAGCCCGGCGCGTGAGGGGCACAAAGTGGCGATGAGCCGATTCCTGGCGCTCGTCCAGGTGACCAACCGTCACGACGTGCTTGACCAACTGCTGCGCCCGATCGGCGCGGCGGTGCTGGTCGGCGAAGAAGTTCACACTGCGCGGGTCGGCCAGATCAGCGCGCAGATCGCCCGCCTGAATGAAGAGCTGCGCCGGCTGAAGTCGAGCGTGCCGCTGATCCGCGGGGGACCAACCGGATGATGCCTGCACAAGCCCTGATCAACCCCGAAGCGAACGACGAGAATGTCGCGCGTGAATGGTTCACTGCCGCCGAACTGGCGGACCTGGCCTTGCCAGGCATGCCGGCCGACAAGCGGAGCCTGAACCGCCGCGCCCGCGAAGAGCGCTGGAACCTGCGGCTCGGCTCAGACGGCCAGGCGCTTGTGCGTCCCCGGATCGGTCGGGGCGGCGGCACCGAATTTCATGTTTCGCTGCTGCCGCCGCAAGCCCGGCTGGCCTTGGCCGAACGGGGAATCACCAGTGAAGCGCTGGCGCCGATGGAGGTCGAGAGCGCATCGGCCAGTGCCTGGCGTTGGTACGAAGCGCAGGGCAAGAGGACGAAGGCCGAGGCCGAGCGCCGCGCGGCGATCATCGCCGAAGTCGAGCTGCTTGAAGAGGCTGGCACGACGCGGACAACCGCGATCGGCGAAGTCTGTCGTCGTTACGGGATTGCGGGCAGCACGGTGTGGAACTGGCTCGGCCTGATCGACGGGCTTCCGCGCGGCGATCGCCTGCCGGCACTCGCGCCACGATTCCGCCCTGGCGGCAAAGAGGCCGAGATCGACCCCGAGATCTGGCGGCTATTCAAGAGCGACTTCCTGCGCCAGTCGGCGCCGACGCTCTCGGTTTGCTATGCGAAGGCTGCCGAGGTCGCCCGGCTGAGAGGCGTTTCAATGCCCTCTGAAGCGGCGTTCAGACGCAAGGTAAAGCGCGAGATTGATCCCGCCGTCCTGACCCTGGCACGCAAGGGCGAGGAAGCGCTGCGCCGCAGCCAGCCAGCCCTGCGCCGCTCGGTCGCCGAGTACCATGCGCTCGAGCTGGTCAACATGGATGGACACAAGTTCGACGTCTTCGTCACGCCCGAGGGCGGCGGCAAGCCGATCCGCCCGATCTTGATCGGTATTCAGGATGTCTATTCGCGCAAGCTGCTGGCCTGGCGGATCGGCACGACGGAAACGGCGTGGCTGACCCAGCTGGTGTTTGCCGATCTCTTCAGGAACTACGGCATTCCCAAGAAGGCCTTCCTGGACAACGGCCGGGCGTTCACTTCGAAGTGGATCACCGGCGGAGCGAAAAACCGGTTCCGCGGCGTCATTCTCGATACCGACCCGACCGGTCTGTTGACCTCGCTGGGCGTAGATGCCCGGTTCACGCTGCCCTATCGCGGCCAGTCCAAGCCGATCGAGCGCGCCTGGAAGGAGCTGTGCGACACGATCAGCCGCAGTGCGGCCTTCGAAGGTGCCTACACCGGCCCGAACTCAGCGGCCAAGCCGGAGAATTACGGTAAGCGGGCGGTGCCCTGGGCCGAGTTCGTGGAAGAGGTCAATCGCGGCATTGCGTTCTACAACGCACGTAAGGGGCGGCGGACCGAGACTGCCCGCGGTCGCAGCTTCGACGAGGTGTTCGCCGAGAGTTACGCGACCGCCCCGATCGGCAAGGCCACGCCAGAGGCGATGCGCATGGCGCTGCTCACGGCCGAGAACGTCACGGTCAATCGCCAGACCGGCGAGATCTCGCTCTATGGCAACCGCTATTACGGCGTCGACTGCGGGCAGCTGCATGGACAGCGGGTGACCGTGCGGTTCGACCCGGGCAACCTGCACCGCGAGATCTATGTCTATGCCTTGAGCGGGCAGTACCTGGGCCGGTTCGACCTTTGGGAGAACATCGGCTTCGCCGACATCGAGGGTGCGCGACTGGCGGGCAAGCTGGTCGCCGATCAGCGCAAGCACACCAAGGCCGCGCTCGAGGCTGAGCAGCTGCTCGACGCGGCAGAAGTTGCCGCGCAGCAGCGCTGGAATGTCGAGCAGGCAGAGCTTCCCGAACCGGCCGTGATCCGCCCGCAGCGCCACCGCGGCCAGACCGCAGCCGCGCTGAAGGCCGCGACCGCGCCGCAAGAGAAGAAGCACGAAAGCAGAATTTTCGCCGCCCTGGGCAACTTGAGGGTGGTGGAATGAAAAGGCGCGCGGGGCCTGTCTCCAAACCGTCCCCGCGCGCTGTCCACTGAGTAGACGAAAGGCCAATACCATGAACGATCCCAACGTGACACCTGTCGATATTGCCGATCAGAAGACCTGGCTGCGCGACTTCAAGAACCAGACCAACGCAGCCTGGTCCGAGATCGCGAAGCGCATCGGTGTGCCGCACAGCACCCTGGCCATGTTCGCCAGTGAAAAGGGATACTCCGGGCGCGAGCAGCCGGTCGCCGACAAGATTTTCCGTTATCGCCAGACGCTCTCGGCTCAGGCGTCGATCGCGGTCGAGGCGCCCGACACGCCGGGCTATTTCGAGACGCAGACCAGCAAGCAGCTCAACCAGGTGCTGGCCTATGGGCAGCGCGGCAAGATCGTGCTGGCGGCGATGGGACCTGGCACCGGAAAGACGATGACGGCCCGGCACTTTGCTGCCTGCTTCGCCAATGTCTTCATCTCGACCATGGCGCCCTCAACGTCCGGCGTGAACACCATGCAGATCGAGGTGCTGGAATCGCTGGGCGAGAAGAACCCGGTCGGCACGCCGCAGAAGCTGTCGCGCCGCATCCGCGACCTGCTCGAAGCGCTGGGCAATCCGATGATCATCATCGACGAGGCACAGCACCTGTCGGAAAAGTCGATCGAGGAAATCCGCTCCTGGCACGATTCGACCGGCTGCGGGATTGCGCTGCTGGGCAACGTCGGCGTGCTCCAGCGCCTGGAAGGCGGCAACCGCGCATCCGCCTATGCCCAGCTCTACAGCCGGGTAAGCTTGAAGGTCGTGCGGCCGCTGCCGCTGCTTGCCGATATCGATGCGCTGGCCGAGGCCTGGGAAATCCACGACGAGCCTTTTATCGCCTACCTGCGCAAGATCGGCATGTTGCCGGGCGGCCTGCGCGGTCTGACCATGGCGCTTGAGCTTGGCTCGATGATCGCGGCCTCGGAGGGACAGCGGGTGCAGATCGGCCATGTCCAGGATGCCTGGGCGCAGCTGTCGTCGCGGGCGGTGATGTCATGACCGGGCTGCTGCGCAAGGTTCGCCAGCTGGCCGAGGACTATTCGGCCGAGTTCGGGATGTCGCTTCGCCAGACGGTTTTCGATGCCATGCTCGGCACGCTCGCCTGCATGGTGATCGCGGTCAATGCGACGCTGCTGCTGGTTGCAGTGGGAGGCGGACAATGAGCGCCGCCGCACAGCGCAAGGTCATCGCGCGCCCGGCGGTTTTCGATCGGGGCAGCCAGCACCGGCGGGCGATGATCGCCAAGATCAACATCGCCCGCCAGCAGCTGGGCATGGACGAGGACGACTATCGCCAGGCCTTGCTGGAGCAGACCGGGCACCTGTCGCTCAAACAGTGCAGCGACCGCGAGCTCGACAAGATGGTGGTGTGGCTGAAGACCAAAGGCTTCAAGGCCCTGCCGGGGAAGAAGGTCGCCGACCATCCCGTGGCCCGCAAGGCCCGGGCGTTGTGGATCTCGCTCTATCACCTAGGCGCGGTTCACAACTCGGCCGAGCAGGCGCTGGAAGCCTTCGCCTGCAAGCAGCTCAAGTGCGAGCGGCTCAACTGGGCGCGCCAGTCGGACGGCTACCTGCTGATCGAGGCGCTGAAGTCCATGGCGATCCGCCATGGCTGGCAGCAGCAGGATCTCGCGCGGCAGAAGCCATTGAGCCCGATCGGCCTGCAGACCTCCCTTTGCCAAGCGATCCTGGCGAAGCTGAAGGCGGCAGGTCATGTGCCGGCAGACTGGGACATCCACGATGCCGCCTGGAAGCTGTGCGGCGAAGAGAACCTGCGCGAGCGGGCCTGGGCAGCAGAAGACTACGCCCGCCTGGCCGCGCAGCTGGGCAAAAAGCTACGCGAGATGGGGGCGAGGTCATGAACAAGGACACGAGCGCACTTCGCGTGCACCGTTGCTCGAGCGGGCACGAAACACTGGAAAGTCGGTCCCTGCCCGTTCTGGGCGCAGACCGGAGGCGACTGTCGCCCTGGCATGTGTTCTGGCGAAACTACGCGCTGGTGCTGACCGTGGCCACGGTCCTGCGGATTGCAGCAGACGTTGCCAGGCTATGAGCGAGGCGATCCATCTTCCTGGTGTGCTGCGCGACATCGCAGATGTGGCGGGCGAAGAAGTCGCACTCGCGATCGCGGCGGTGCGTGGTGGGACGCAGGTCTATATCCCGCCGCGCCCGTCGCCCGATCATTGGCTTTGCCGCCTGATCGGGAATGAAAATGCACTGAAAGTCTGCGATCGACTGACCTGCGGGGTAGGTCCGCTGCGGGTTGATCTGCCGCTTGGGCCGCGCGGCCACATGTACAAAGGGCGGGCCATGGTTGACGCCATGCTGGCGGAAAATCGCTCGGAACGTGACATTGCTCTGGCCACCGGTTACACGATCCGGGGTGTCCGCCGCCGCCGCAAGCGAATCGGCCGGGCGGAACAGACCAACCAGCTCTCTTTGTTTTGACCCTTGCCGAACTGCGCACCCGGACTGCCGTCCGGGGCGCACCATAAGGGCTGTGCAGGCCAAGTGGCCGCATGGAAAACGGCGCTCAATCAGACATCGAAGTCCACGGCTTCACGCCGCGCTACCTGGCTGCCTTTGGCGAATTGCTGAAGACCGAGGGCGGCTTTGTTGACGATCCGGCCGATCGCGGCGGCGCGACCAAGTATGGCATTTCGCTCCGCTTCCTGAAGGCTGAAGGCGCGTTCGACGAGGACGGCGACGGGATCGCCGAGTTTGATATCGACATGGACGGCGACATCGATGGCGCGGACATTCGCCGCCTGACCGTTGCCGATGCGCGGGTGCTTTACCGCAAGTGCTTCTGGGACCGGATCGAGGCTGACCGGCTGCCCCGGCCGCTGGGCGAGATGGTGTTCGACCAGGCGGTCAACGGCGGCCTGGTCGCGGCGCGCAAGCTGCTGCAGCGCGCGATCAACACCTGCCTGATCCGGGCCTCCAACATCGCTTCGCGCCCGGCGCTGCTGCACACCGACGGTGTGCTGGGCGAGGTGACCTGGTCGGCATTGCGCTGGGTCCTGCTGCGCTCGACCAACCTCGGCATGCCGGCGCTGGCCCAGGCCTACCGCGAGGCGGCTGAGGAACGGTATCGCAACATCGTCTTCCGCAACCCTTCGCAGAAGCGGTTCCTGAATGGCTGGGTGCGCCGCGCCCGCGAGCTTGGCCGGTGGGCGCAATGAACCCGCTCGGCTACCTCAAGATCGGCGGCGGCGTTCTGGGCGCGATCGCGCTGGTTGCGCTCGCCCTCCTGGCGGCCGATCGGTTCCACCAGAAGGAGCTGGCCGACAATGCGAAGGCCTGCGCCGTGGCAGCCGCCGACACCGATGACACAGCGGCGCTCGACCGCTGCCTGCCCGAGGTCCGCGCCGAGATTGGCGAAGCCCGCCAGGCGCGGCTGTGCGAGCGCACTCTGCTCCCGAACCTGCGGCCCGAGACCCGCTTTGCCATGAGCCAGGCCTGCGGCGCCGGGGTGAAGCGCCTGGTTGCCAGTGCCGATGCCCTGGCGGCCGAGCGCGACGGGATGAAGGCCCGGCTGACCGCTGCCCAGAACGATCTAGCCACCGCTGTCGCCCGCGCCGAGCGCCGGGCGGCCACCAACCAGGAAAGGAACGCCCATGGCCAGAAGGTCATCCAGGCGGCGCCTCGCGATGCTGCTGGCAGCATCCGCTGTGACGCTGAATGCCTGCGCCGCCTCAACCAGTGAGCGGCCCCAGGCGCGTCCCGATCCGGTGATCGAGACGCGCACCGAAGTGGTCATGACCTGCCCGGCCGAGCTGCTGGCGGCGCTGCCGCCGCGTCCGCAGCCGGCTGATCTCGCCGAGCTGACCGGCAACCAGCCCGGCATGGACTGGCTGACTGCGCTGCTGTCGCACCTTGGCCTGGTTGAAGACCGGCTGCGCGATGCGGCTGCGCAGTGCGAAGCGGAAGGAGCGAAGCGATGAGTTGGTGGATGATCATCTGGGCCGTGGTGGCGTTGTTGCTGGTTGGCCTTGTGGGCTGGTCTCACGATCGCGATCGCCAGCGCGGGGCGAAGCCATCGGGCCGTGAAACCGCGATCTGGTTTGTTGCGGCGCTGGCCTGGCCACTGCCGGCCGCGCTGCTGATCCTGAGCATGGCGATCGACCTTGCTGGTTACCTGCTCAGCGTGGCGAAGAAGCCGCACTGATGCTCGACGAGCGTGAGATCGAGGCTGCCGAACAGGCCGAAGCCGGAGAGCGCGACGCGGCGATCGCCCGCATCCGCAGCGGCCTGTCCGGCGAAGGCAGCGAGGATTGCATCCAGTGCGGTGAGCCGATCCCGGCAGCACGCCGCGCAGCCCTGCCTTCTGCTGAGCGCTGCGTGCGGTGCCAGTCCGAGCTTGAACGGAGGAGCCGGTGATCCACGATCTGCTGCCCGACCTCGCCCGCTTCTATGGCCCATGGCTGGCCGCTGCCGGCATTGCCCGTAGCGAGCAAGTGTCCGGGCCGGTCTCCGGCATGGTCGTTTCCTTCGACGGGCTTGAGCTTCCGGTCCTGCAGCTGGGCCTGGCCGTGGCCGGCGTGCTGATGGCGCGGCCGCTGGCGCCGCGCCGCAGCCCGCCGCTGGGCCTGCTCAAGTCGGTCCTGGTCACGCTGATCATGACCGTGATCGCCGCGTCCTGGGTGATCGAGGCGCGGCCCGGCCTGCTGTTCACCTTCGTCGTCGCGATCGGCCTGGGCTTCTCCGGTTACGCCGTGATCGAGCTGGCTGGCCGGCAGATCGAGGAATTCGTCAAATCCGTGTTCGAGGCCGCCCGCGGGGCGATCGACACCATTGCAGGGAAGAAGAAATGAGCGACTGGCTGGAACTGGCGATCATCGCCTTCATCGTGATCGGGATCGGCTGGGTCGTGTTTCGCGGCGGGCAGGCCAACCCGGAAAGCACGGGCGAGCTTGGCCAGCAGCTGGCCAACCTCAGCAGCGAACAGCGCGGGATGAACGCGCGCCTGGGCGAGTTGGAGAAGGATGTCGACCGGCTCGACAAGGATGCGGCCAGCAAGGCCGACATCAAGCGGGTCGAAAAGGGCCTGGCCGAACTGACCCAGCAGGTCGCCGATCTGGGCAAGAACGCTGCCGCGCGGGAGGCAACGCTCGACCATGTGAAGGAGCAGGTCGACCGGATGTACCGCGTGATCGTTGAAAGGGGGATGTCGAAGTGACCCTGGCACGAGACATCAATGTCGCGATCGCGGAAGACGCACGGCTCTTCGTGCTGCGCGAACTGACCCAGCAGATTGATGGGAGGTTGAACCTGCTATTGATCGAGCGAGTGCTTGACGCATCGGGCATCCGCCGGTCGCGGGACTGGATCGACACCCAGCTCAATAAGCTGGCTGAGCTCGGTGCTGTCCGGCTCGACCGCGCAGGCGGTCTAACGATCGCCGAGATCACCCGCACTGGCCGTGATCATGTCGCCGCGCGCGGCCTGATTTCCGGGGTAACTCCGCCGAGCGAGGTGGATTAATGGCGCGCCGCACGAAGGACGGACGGGGCTGGTTGTCGACAATCGACCTGCTGCCGCCTGAATGCGATCCGGACATTGTCTGGGCCGACGAGGCGCTGCGCGAACGCAAGCTGCCGCAGACTGCGATCCTGGCCGAGTTCAACGAGCGCCTGGCCGACCGGGGGCTGCCACCGATCAGTAAAGGCGCCTGGAGCCGGTATTCCGTACGAAAAGCGCGAAACTGGAGGCGGATCGAGGAAGACCGCCAGGCGATGCTCGGGCTGCACAAGGAACTCGACGTTGAGGACGGTGACCGGATCACCATGCTGATCGGCGAGATGCTGAAGTTGGCGGTGTTCCAGCGCCTCGAGGCCGGGGACAACACAGTCAAAGACCTTGGTGGGCTGGCCCGGGTGCTGCGCAATTCGGTGAAGGCCCAGGCCGATACCGTCGAATGGAAGAAGGCGGTCGCTGACTATGAAGAGCGCCTGAGGCAGATCGCGGCGCTGGTTAATGAGGGCAAGAACAAGGGCGTCGCTGGCAAGGACACCTTGGCCCGGATTACCGAACTGCTCACGACTGGCGGCGCATGATGGGCAAGGCGCGCGTCATTCCGGCCAATCCCAGGGCGATCTTCCTGCCATTCCAGTCGCGCTGGATCGAAGATGGCAAGCGGCGCAAGCTGATGGAGAAGTCGCGCCAGATCGGGATCAGCTGGTCGACCGCCTATTGCTGCAACCAGCGAACGGCCGTCGAGGGAGCCCGCTTCGATCAGTGGGTGAGTTCGCGCGACGAGATCCAGGCGCGGCTGTTCCTTGAGGACTGCAAGCTTTGGGCAAAGGCAATGAACATCGCCGCGGAAGATCTCGGCGAGATCGTGATCAACCCGAGCGAAAGGCAGACTGCCTTCGTGCTGCACTTCGCCAATGGTCGGCGCATCCACTCTATGAGCTCAAATCCCGATGCTCAGGCCGGCAAGCGCGGCAGCCGCGTCCTCGACGAGTTCGCGCTGCACCCCGACCCGCGCAAGCTCTACACGATTGCTGACCCGGGCCTAACCTGGGGCGGGTCGATGGAGATCATCTCAACGCACCGCGGCAGTCACAACTTTTTCAACCAGCTGGTCCGCGAGGCGAAGGAAGGCGGCAACCCGAAGGGCTTTGGCCTGCACACGGTCACCCTGCAGGATGCGCTCGATGAGGGCTTCCTCTGGAAGCTGCAGCAGAGCCTGCCGGATGATGACGAGCGCCAGGAGATGGACGAGGCGGCCTATTTCGACTGGGTCAGGTCTGGCTGCGCCGACGAGGAGAGCTTCCTTCAGGAGTACATGTGCCAGCCCGCCGACGACGATGCCGCTTTCCTGGAATATGACCTGATCGCCTCGGCCGAATATCCGGCCGGGATCGACTGGCAGGCGATCGAGGGCGGCGAGCTCTATCTCGGTCTCGACATCGGACGGAAGAAGGACCTGACCGTGATCTGGGTCCTCGAGCGGCTGGGCGACGTGCTTTATACCCGGCACGTCGAGGCCCTGAAGGGCATGTCGAAGCCTGAGCAGGAAAAGGTGATCTGGCCCTGGATCGAGCGCTGCCGCCGATCGTGCCTTGACTATACCGGATTGGGGATCGGCTGGGGCGATGATGCCCAGGCGAAGTTCGGGAAGTACGCAGTGGAGCTGGTCACCTTTACCGGGCGGGTCAAGGAAGAGCTGGCTTATCCGGTGCGAGGCAAGATGGAAGACCGGCGGCTGAGGATTCCGCACGATCCGAAGATCCGCGCTGATCTGCGGGCCGTGACCAAGCAGACCACCGCCGCCGGCAATATCCGCTTCACGGCCGAGCGTACGCCGGACGGGCACTCCGACCGGTTCTGGGCGCTCGCCCTGGCGATCCATGCGGCCTCGACACCGATGGGCGGGCAATGGCGACCACAGACGCCGGCGACGCCGATCGACCGCGGCGTACCTTCAATTGATCGAGATTGGATTCCGGCATGACGGACGCAGCTTCTTCACGCTCTGGCTGGTTTGCCAAGGCCCTGAACTTCATGCGGCACGGCGGCCGCGCGCCTTTTGCCGGCGCGCTGCTGCGCAGGACCCGGTTCGACTATCGGCGCGAAGTGGGAGACTGCCTCGATGCGTCGGTTGTCACCGCGCCGTTGCAGTGGCTGCAGCGGGCCTTGCCGGAAGCCCGCCTGGTTGTGCGCAAGCGCAAGAGCGACGGTGGCATCGAGGAGCAGGTCGGGCACCCGCTGCTGCAGCTGATCCAGCGGCCGAACGCGCACTATGGCGATATCGCCCTGTGGGCCGGAACGGTGCTGAGCTATGTCACGGCGGGCAATGCCTATTGGCTGATCCTGCGCAATGCGTCAGGCCGGCCGACCGAGCTGTGGTACGTGCCGCACTGGCTGATCAAGCCGGAGTATCCCTCGGACGGCTCTGAGTACATCTCGCACTACACCTATCGCCCCGGCGGCGGGGCAGCGCCGATGGATATCGATGTCGAGGATGTGGTGCACTTCCGGCATGGCATCGATCCGCGCGACACCCGCATGGGCATCTCGCCGATCGACGGCGCGATCCGCGAGATCTTCATGGACCTGGAGAGCTCGAACTTCGTGGCCAGCCTGCTGCGCAACATGGGCGTGCCGGGCGTGGTGATCAGTCCGAAGAACGGAACGGCAGTGAGCGCCGAAGACGTTGAGGCGACAAAGGCCTGGTTCCAGCAGGCCTTTGCCGGCGATCGCCGCGGCTCGGCCCTGGTGATGGGCGGACCGACCGATGTTTCGCCCTATGGCTTCAACCCGAGCCAGATGAACATGGGCGAGGCGCGCGACATCGCCGAGGAGCGGATCTGCGCCTGCCTTGGGATCCCGGCCGCGGTGGTCGGCTTCGGGGCCGGCCTGCAATCGACCAAGGTCGGCGCGACCATGGAAGAGCTGCGCAAGCTGGCCTGGCACAACGGCGTGCTGCCACTGGCCCGTGCGCTGGCCGATGAGCTCAGCCGGTCGCTGCTGCCGCAGACGGTCAAAGACAGCGAGCTGGCCGCGCTCGAGCTGAGCTGGGACACCAGCGAAGTCCCGGCGTTGCAGGACGACGAGGACAAGGAGACCGAGCGCTGGAACAAGCGCGTTGCCGGTGGCTGGGCCCAGGTGGCCGAAGCCCGCGCGGCTGCCGGGCTGGAGGTTGACGACAGCCACAAGATCTACCTGCGGCCGATCTCCATGATCGAAGTGCCGGCCGACGGGCGACCCCGTCCAGCTGCGATCGCGGCCGAACCGGCCAAGGCCATCACGGGCACGAAGGCGCGGGCCAGCGAGGCGGCAATGAAGCGCGGCTCTGCCTATGCCCTGATCCTGCAGCGGCAGGCGGCCGGGCTGGAGAAGTCGTTTGAGCAGATGCTGGCGCCGTTCTTCACCAGGCTGGGCGCCGCGGCGGGCGAGGCGGCGCGGCCGTTCCTGACCCAGAAGGACGGCAAGCAGGTCAAGAACGATGAGACGCTGATCGAGCTGGTGCTCAAGAAGCTGGCGATCGCAGCGTGGGTCGATGAACTGACCCAGGGTTATAATGCCCACTACCTGCAGGTGGCGGAGCAAGCGCAGGTCGCGGCCGAACGCGTCGGCCTGGGTACATCGCTGCCCGATGCCGTGGCGCGGGCGGTTGTGGCATCAGGCGGGCGCCGGGCCGGGCTGTATGATCTGGATCTCCAGACGCGGCAGGCGCTGTTCGATGCGCTTGCCGAGAGCTTCGCTGAAGGCGATGGCGTGGAGCAGATGGCATCGCGGATCGTCGAGCACGTTGCCGGCGGACACTGGCATGCGCCGGAGACCAGGGCGCGGATCATTGCCCGGACCGAAACCAAGTTTGCGCAGAACGTATCGACGATCGAGCGCGCCCGCGCGGCCGGGGTTGAGCGGTTCATTGTGTTTGACGGCAGGCTTGGCCCTGGCCGCTCACTGGAAAGCCACATGGCGCGCGACGGCTCGATCGTCACGGCCGAGGAAGCCGAAGCCATGGCCGCGGCAGAACATCCAAACGGGACGCTGAGCTTCGCCCCGCACTTTGAGGAGGATTGAACATGGACAGGAAGTCACTGGCGATCGTGGAGATGGACGAGGCCGGCAAGGGCCTGGCCAAGCTGGGATCGCTTTCGGGCATCGATCACGACGGAGACACCTATGCTCCGGGCGCGTTCATGTGGAAGAGTTCCGACGGCCAGTGGTGCTCGATCCTGCCATGCCACGACTGGCGTGCAATGCCCTTCGGCAAGGCCCGGGTTTATGAACAGGGGGATGATATCCTGGCGGAGATCAACCTCAACCTGGATTGCCAGGCCGGGCGCGACTGGCACGCAGCGCTTCGCTTCGATCTCGAGAAGGGCGTTGCCGTCCAGGAGTGGTCATACGGGTTCAATTCCCTCGATGCCGACTTCCATGTGCGCGGCTCCAGCCGGGTGCGGGTGCTCAAGCGCCAGGACGTGATGGAGGTTTCTCCGGTGCTGCGCGGTGCTGGAGTGGGCTCTGGCACCATCGCGCTGAAGAATGCCGCGCTGAAGGAAAGCCGCTTCAAGGGTCTGATCGACGAGCTGGGCGAAATGGCCCAGGTGCTCAAGTCCGGTCCGGATGCGATCAGCGCCAGCGGCATGCAGCAGCTGGCCGAGATCCACGATGCGATTGGCGATGCGCTCAATGCGAAGGACGCTCTCAGTTGGGACAGTGCGGATCTCGAAAACTATGAGCTGGCTAAGTTCATCAAACGCCAGGTCCGGCGGCATCTGGGGGTGTAGTAAGGGTGAAAGTGGACCACCCCTAATTTTGCCCCAGGAGCCGCATCAGGCCCTCCGACGCCCCGGAGGGCCTGATTTTTGCCCGAGAGGCCATTTAGGGCTGTTTAAACGGCTTCTAAAGGGGGTTTGAGTTCCCCTCCTGGCTGACGATCGCGGTGGATGGTTGTCAGCACCGGCCCGGGTCGGTTAGACCGGGGCATCTCCCAACAGCGAATCTCTGGCTGAAAGGCTGCCGGCCCGGACCATGGACCGGGGCGCAAGCGCGTGCGGCCTCGCTCCATATGGTCCGGCTTTAGAGCCACCCATGGGAGTATAGACGACATGACGCTTAAGGAACTGCGCGAGAAGCTCGGCGCGAAGCAGGACGAGCTTGGCAAGATCTTCGCCGAGGCGAAGACCGACGACGGCCAGTACGATTTCAACCGGGTCAAGTGCCTGGGCGCGGACGTGAAGGGTTCGATCGCCGTGGCCGAGAAGGTCAAGCAGCTGAACGCCGAAGCCGATGACCTGGCGCAGCAGGCCGAGGCGCTTGAGAACGCCGAGCGGGCAGCCAAGTCCTATGGCGAGCGCGAGAAGTCGCGAGGCAGCTTCGTACAGCCCGGTGGTGGCGGCAGTGAGATGCAGCAGATCCAGCGCATGAAGAGCCTGGGTGAGCGGGTCGTCGGCGAAAAGGCCTATGTCGAATGGCTGAAGGCCGGTGCCGGCGGCGGCATCTCGATCCAGCTGGAAGACCAGCTGTTCTCCGACCAGCTGGCCAAAGCCATGGCGTTCGAGACGATCGGTGCCAAGACGCTGATGACCACGGCTGCGGGCTTCGCTCCGGAGAGCGTGCGCATGCCGGGCTTTGTCGAGGCGGCTACCCGCCCGCTGCAGCTGCTCGACATCATGCCGATGGGCAGGACCGATCAGGCTGCGGTCAAGTACATGGAAGAAACTACCCGCACCCACGCCGCCGCCGAGCTGGCTGAAGGCGCGGCCTATGCGGAAAGCGCCTTCGCGTTCACCGAGAAGAGCACGCCGGTCCAGAAGATCGGGGACAGTCTGCCAGTGACCGACGAGCAGCTGGAAGATGTGGCCATGATCGAAAGCTACATCAACGGCCGCCTGACCTTCGGTGTGCGGCAGCGGCTTGATGGTCAGTGCCTGGTTGGCAACGGCAGCGGGTCGAACCTGCGCGGCCTGAAGAACGTGGTGGGCATTCAGACCCAGGCCAAGGGCACCGATCCGGTTCCCGACGCCTTCTTCAAGGCGATGACTAAGATCCGCGTGACCGGTCGGGCGATCCCGACCCACCACGTGATGCATCCGACCGACTGGCAGAACGTGCGCCTGCTGCGCACGGTCGACGGCGTCTACATCTGGGGCAGCCCGAGCGAAGCCGGACCGGAGCGCCTGTGGGGTCTGCCGGTGGTGCAGCAGGACGCGGATGCAGCCGGTACCGGTTATGTCGGCAGCTTCCAGCCCGCCTGGGTCAGCCTGTTCGAGAAGCGCGGGATCGATATCCAGGTCGGCTTCGTCGGCACGCAGTTCACCGAAGGCAAGCGGACGGTTCGCGCCGATACCCGCATGGCGCTGGCCTGGTTCCGCCCGGCCGCGTTCTGCTCGGTCACCGGTCTCTAATACCGCCGAGGGGGCAGTGATGGTGGCGGCTGACATCCGGGTCGGCCGCCACCGGAGCCAGGCAAGCCAGCCCAGGATGGGCAGCCCGGCCGCCGGATAGTGTCGGGACCATTTCAGGAGAGTTTCGATGCCGACGATTTCCGGATTTTCCAAGCTGGTCGGTTGTGCGCTGATCCCCGGTGGCCCAGTCGGCGAACACAAGGTGCCGGGTGACATCAAGGATGGCGACACCCTGATCGCCGTCCACCACATCACCGATGGCGCGCCGCCGACCGCGGTCAACCGGATCGCCGAGTTCTCGATCGTCGCCGGCAAGGGCGGGACGATCGCGAACACCACCACCAACACCAGCGGCGGGTTCATCCACGTGCTGTGGGCCAAGGCCGCCTGATCCAAACGCGCCGCGGCGCATGCTGAAGGGAAGTTCAAGATGGAAGCCAAAGAGCGACTGTACCTGACCGAGGACCGCGAGAAGCTGGTCAAGGAGGGCGATAGCAAGGGTGCCTTTCTCTACGCCGCGCCCGGCGACGAGATCCCCGACGATGTCGCCGAGCGGTTTGGCCTGGTCGATGGTACCCTGCCCGAGAAGGGCAAGAAGGCCGCGACCGCCAAGGAGAAGGCCCAGCAGGAAGCCGAGGCCAAAGCCGCGGCGGCTGCCCAGGCCAAGGCCGAAGCCGATGCCGCCGCCAAGGAAAAGGCTGATGCGGAAGCGGCCGCCAAGGAGAAGGCGGCCGCCGAAGGTGCAGCGCAGACCAAGCCCGAGGGCGGCGCTGCGGCCAAGCCGGAAGGCGGCTAAGCCATGGCCCTGCTGGATCGGGTCAAGGTGCGGACGGGCAGCGACCTGCCCGACGGCGAACTGCAGGCGATGATCGATGCGATCATGGCCGAGATCGCCGCGCGCCTTGGCTCGACCGGCGAGGTGACTATTGAGCTGGGCGATCCAGGCGATCCCTGCTCATCGCCGCTGCGCAGTCTGCGCCTGCCGCGTCCGCTGGACGAGGCGCAGGCTGTCAGCATTACCGAAATTTCACCCGGCAACAGCGGGGACGAAGAAGGCGAGACCGCCCTTACCGATGCCGACTTCCGGGTGCTGCATGGCGGGCGGACGCTGCAGCGGCTGACCAGCGGCCCCAACGGTGCGGCTTATTGGGCGCCGATGGTGCGGGTCAGCTACACGCCGATCGGCGTCGCGGGCGCGATCGACGAAGCGGTCATCAAGATCATGCAGCTCGATCTGTCCTATCGCGGGCTGATCAAGTCCGAGCGGGCCGGGGACTATCAATGGCAGGCCGCGAATTCCCCTGAGGGCTACACAGCAGAGCGCGAAGCAATCCTGGCATCGCTGCAGGCGCCGCGCGGCATGGTGCTGGCATGATCGGTGATCCGGAAGAAGGCATGGTCCGCTGCGACTATTGCCAGGGCTTGTTCCTGCCTGACGACATGGATGGCGATCACTGCGTCGAATGTGCCGGCGACCTGTTCGGGGACCAACCATGATCGCCAGCCGTCTCACCATGCGCGCGCGGATCGAGCGCAACAGCGCCACCGGCAAGGATGGCTGGGGCGCACCGGTGGCCGAAGTGTTCGCGCCGCTGGCCACCGTGCCGTGCTTTGCCTGGTCGAACACCGCGCGTGAGATCACCGATGGCGACAAGCTGGCGCGGATCGAAGACCTGCGGGTGATGTTTGCGCTGGGCACGGACGTGCGAGCCGATGACGAGATCTCCGCGATCACCGACCGGGCGGACCAGGTGATCATCGCCGGTCGCCTGCGGATCGAAGGTCCAGTCCAGCGCAAGCACACCCACCTGGAGGCCGCGCTCAAGCGGGTTGGCTGATGGCAGGGTTTTCGAGCCTTGAGTGGAATGGCCCGGCTTTGACAGAGAAGCTGAAGGCGGCACAGATCGCGGGCGTAAACCAGACGCTGGCCGCCTGCGTCAATGGCGCCAAGCGCAGCCATGAATGGCAGTATCGGCGCGGGCGGCTCGAAGGCGGCATCGGGATTGTCGACTATGCAGCGCCAGAGGGTGATGGCGTGCGCGGCGTGTGGGGCGTCCAGGACGTGCGCTATGCGCTGATCCATGAGCTGGGCGGCGTGATCACCCCGCGCCAGGCAAAGGTCCTGGCCTTCACCCTGCCCAATGGCGAGACCGTGTTTGCCAAGTCGGTGACGATCCCGGCGCGGCCCTATCTGCGGCCGCAGGCCGATGCCCAATATCCCAAGCTGGCCGAGCGGATCGCGCGGGCCTATCGCAAGGGAGGCAGCGGTGAGTGATCCGATCGGCGCGGTGGTGATGATCCTGGCCGGCAGCGCGGCCGTTTCCGACCTGGCCGGCGCGGACATCTATGGCGGCGAGCTTCCGGCCGAAGCCGTGGCGCGGCTGCCCAAGAGCATGGTCGTGGTCCAGGCATCGGGCGGCGTATCGCTGACCCAGGGCAGCTATGCCGACCACGATACCCAGCGCATCGATGTCACCTGCTTTGGCAAGACGCCGCGCGAGGCCGAGATGCTGCGCAAGGCGGCCGAGAAGATCCTGCGCCAGATCCGCCGCCAGGCGGTGGCCGGCACGCTGATCCACTGGATCGACAGCGCGGGCGGATCGATGGCCGGGCGCGAGCGGGACGGCAGCTGGCCGACCGCATTCCAATCATTCCAAGTGTTCCACTGCCTCGAGGAGATTGAGCCATGACGCCCTTTGAAATTGTCGCCGCACCGCTGACCCTGTGGATCGCCCCGGTCGGCACCGCATTCCCGCTGGTCAACGCTGCGCCTGCCGGTCCCTGGATCAAGGTCGGCACGAACGGCGACCGCAACTATGACGACGGCGGCGTCGAGGTCGGCCATACACAGAAGATCGAGCAGGCCCGCCCGGCCGGTTCGACCGGGCCGATCAAGGCCTGGCGCACCGAAGAGGACCTGATGATCTCGCTCACCCTGTGGGATCTCACGCTCGAGCAGTACCAGATCGCCATGAACGGCGCGACCGTATCGACCACCGCGGCCGGTGCCGGCACTCCCGGGACGAAGCGCATCGGGCTCAGCCAGGGCGGCGATGTCGCGGTCTATGCGCTGCTCGTTCGCGGCCAGTCATCGCCCTATGGCGACGGCTTTGCGCTGCAGTACGAAGTGCCGATCGTCTATCAGAGCGGCAATCCGAAGCCGGCCTACAAGAAGGGCAAGCCGGCCGGTCTGGCGCTGGAATTCACCGCGCTGGAAAACCCGGCCGCTGCGAGCGCGGCCGAGCGCTTTGGCCGCCTGATCGCACAGCACCAGGCGCCGCTGGCCTAAACCAGCCCCGGCCTTGATCGGATAATTGGCGCGCGCCCCGGACTGCGGACCGGGGCGCGCGTTTCTTTGCTGCCGGGCATAGCCCGGCACTGCAACACCATCCGAGGCGAGGAAACCATGGCCGACAAGTATGCCGAGCCGCTGCTCGAGCTGGACAGCCTGATCGAGCGACCCAAGATCAAGATCGATGGCGAGCTTTACGAGATTGCCGCCCCTGAGGAACTGAGCGTGATCGATACCCAGCGGGTTGCCTCGCTTGGCCGGCGGCTCGACAACCTGCTGAAGCAGGAGGGCGCGGCCCAGGCGAAGACTTTGCAGGACACGCTGGGTGACATCATCGCGATCGTGATGTCGCCAGTGCCGGCAGAAGTGCGGGAGCGCCTGTCCGACGGCCAGAAGATGTCGGTCGTCGAGGTTTTTTCCATGCTCTCGCTGGCTCGCAAGACGCAGCTGGCGGGAGCGACCATCCCGCAGATCCTGAAGGCGATCATGGCGAGCACCGGTGCGACTGGGGAGAAACCGCAGCCCGGCTCCAGCGATACTACGGTGGCGACCCAGCAGGCTGGCTGACCACGATGCCGATCGCGCTTGTCCGGGCCTTTGTTGCGATGCTGCCGCGCCTGCAGGCGGAAGAGCAGCTGGCCGCGATTGAGGCCGTGACGATCGGTAATGGTGGCGGCGAGCCCAAAGACCTGCAACGGCGCGTCCGCGAGCTTGAGCGCGAGGCGCTGGGCGGTCGGCGCCGTCGGCTGATCAAGGCTAGCAATGCGGACCTGGCGGCGATGGGCATCGGCATGACGCTGGTCGACGCGCAGGGTCAGGAGATCGGCAATGGCTGAAAAGCTGGGAGATGCCGTACTCCATCTGCGCACCGATGACAGCGCGCTGGACGATGGGCTGAAACGCGCGCGCGGCAAGGCCGAGGGGCTGGCGACGGACTTCGATGCGCTGGGCCAGCGCATGGTTGGCGTCGGGTCGAAGCTGTCGATCGGCCTGACCGCTCCGCTGATCCTGTTCGGCCGCCAGTCCACCCTGGCCGCCAGTGACGCGGCCGAACTGCAGAGCGCCTTCAATGTGACCTTCGGCGACATGGCCGGAGCGATGAACGAATGGGCGGAAAAGACCGGCGACGCCATGGGCCGATCGACCCAGGAGATGCAGCGCGGCGCTAACATGTTCGGGCTGTTCTTCAACCAGGCCGCGCCGACCAAGCAGGCGGCGGCCGAGATGAGCCAGTCATTTGCGGTCCTGGCCCAGGACCTGTCCAGCTTCTACAACGTCGATCCCAGCGTGGCACTGGAGAAGCTGCGGTCCGGCCTGTCAGGCGAGACCGAGCCGCTGCGCGACTTCGGGATCTTCCTGACCGAAGCCTCGGTTGGCGCGAAGGCCCTGGAAATGGGGCTGGCGAAAACCACCAAGGAGCTGACCGAGCAGGACAAGGTCATGGCTCGGGCGGCGTTGATCATGGAAGCGACGAAGAACGCCCAGGGCGACGTGGCGCGCACGAGCGACGGCACCGCCAATCAGATCCGCAAGTCGAAGGCGGCCTGGGAAGAGCTGCAGGTGACCGTCGGGACCAAGCTGCTGCCGGCAGTCACCCCATTGATCACGATCGTCGGAGACCTCCTGACCGGCTTCTCTCAGCTGCCGGGGCCGGTACAGACCGGGATCGTCGGCTTCCTCGCTATGTCGGCTGCGGTTGGCCCGCTCCTGATGGGGATTGGTGGACTGATCGGGCCGATCGCCGGGATGATCACCGGCCTGCGCGGGCTGAAGGCGGCGTTCGACTTTGCTGGCCTGGTACGCAACGCGATCCCAATCATCGGAGCGCTGGGCAAGGCGTTGATGGGCCTGGCGCTCAATCCGGTGTTCCTGATCATCGCGGCCCTTATCGCAGGCGTCTACCTCGCCTGGCGGAACTGGGACAAGATCAAGCCGATCATCGACGCCGTCGGCAAGGCCCTCAGTGATTGGTGGACTGGCTCGGTGCAGCCCGTTCTGAACTGGGTGGGCGATGCGATCGCCAAGCTGGTCGAGATCTTCACCCCCTATTTCGGTGGCCAGGTGAAAGCCATGATCACCATGGTTTCGGCCTTGCTGCGCGGCGATTTCAAGGCAGCCTGGGCAGCAGCGAAGGACTTTGTCATGGGGCCGATGCGTGCCCTGCAGTCGTTCCTGCAGGCCTTCGCGCCTGGCGTCGTCACAACGATCCGCAACCTCTACACCGGCATCAAGCAGTGGCTCCAGGATGCGCTGGGCAAGGTGTTCACCTGGCTTCAAGGGCGCTTGGAAGCCGTCGGCAAGTGGTTCTTCGATCTGTACGACGCCGTGGTTGGGCACTCTTATGTGCCGGACATGGTGCGCGACATTGGCACCTGGTTTGGCAAGCTGCAGGGTTACATGGTCGATCCGGCGCGCAAAGCGACGGCAGAGACCAAGGAGTTCTTCCGGCAATTGGCGGACGATGTCTCGGGCATCATGGCCGAGCTGTTCCCGGAAAACGCCGAATTCCAGGCATTGCTCGAAAAGCGGGCCAAGCTGGATCTCGCCTTCGACAAAAAGATGATTTCCCGCGATGCCTATAACCAGACGGCCGATCGGCTCACCGACCGCACCCGAGAGGCCGAATCGAGGGCGCGAGCTGAAGCCGGGATCGACGACACGCCGGCGGTGCTGAAGAACCTGGGCGATGCGGCCGAGCTCGCAACGCCCAAGCTTGAGGGCTTGACTGGACTGCTGGGCGTTCTGCCGGAAGCGGTTTCGAAAACGCAGATGATGCTGCGCGAGTTCGGCGAAGGTCTGGGCAACGACCTGATGGGCGGCATCCGTGACGTGCTGACCGGGCGTGCCAGTGTTGGCGATGTGATCGCGGACCTGTTTAGCCGCTTCCTCGACAACATGATCACGAACGTGCTGCGTTCGCTGGAGGTCTCGGCCTTTGGTGAAGGCGGCCTTGGCGGGTTTCTCGGCTCGGTCTTCGCGGGGCTGTTCGCCAGCGGCGGGACGATCCGGCCGGGCACCTTCGGCATCGTTGGCGAGCGCGGGCCGGAGCCCGTAATCGCCACGCCGCGCGGCGCGGTGGTTCGGCCGAACCGGGCGCTGGGCGAGGCCATGGGGCAGCCGAGCCCCAGTGTGGTCGTTCCCATCTCGATCGACGCGACGGGCGCCGATCCGGCCGCGCTCGAGCGGGTGCGGGCCGAAGTGGCGGGCCTACGCCGCGAGCTGCCTGGCACAATCATCTCCACCATGCAGGACGCCAATGAGCGCCGCATTGTTCGAGGGAACACCTGGTAATGGCATCGCCCCTGATCCTTCCTGAAACGCCGGCCGGCGTCGCACGGGTCAAGCTGGAGATCGAGCGCGTTGACTTTGCCGCGCCCGAGGCCAGCGGCAAGCAGGGCGGTGTCCAGGCTGGTTGGCCGCTGTGGCTGGGTACGTGGGAGCTCGACCGGGTTGACCGCGTTTCAGGCGATCTCTGGAATGCGTTTCAGGACCGTTTGAGAGGCCGCCAAAGGCTGTTTCTGGCAGGCGATACTTCGCGGCCATACCCGGCAGCCTATCCCAATGGCTTCGCCGGCATGAACCGAGCGGGCGGCGGTGCGTTCACCGGGGCAGCGCTGAGCTGGGCGCAGAACATCGACACCGATGGCAATGCCGAGATCGCTCTGACCGGGCTGCCGGCAGGGCTGGTCCTGGCCGTGGGGGATTACATTGGCTTCAAATGGGACGCTGCCGGCGCGGCGGCCGGTACTTATCATCGCCGCGCGCTCGTCCGGATCGTGACGCCTGGCACTGCCAGCGCGGGCGGCGCCGTGACTGTTGAGGCGGAGCCGCCGATCAACACCTTGGTCGTTCCGGCCGGAGCCGTTGCGCACCTTGACCGGCCGATGGCGGCGTTCAAGCAAGATCCAGAGAAGTCGAGCCTTGGCCCGCGCGGTGGCGGATCAAGCATGGCTGGCGGCGCGTTCGTCGCGATCCAGGACCTGCGGCCATGAAGACGATCGCTCCTGCAGCGCTAGCGGCGCTTAGCGACGGCTCCGCAATCGTGGCCGGCGCGGTCGAGATCGCCACGGCCGACCCGGTCCGGGTGTGGACTGGTTGGGGACAGATCACGTTCGATGGCCGCACTTTCGAGCCGATCGGTGATCGCGGCCTGGTGCAGGTGGCTGGCGGCGCCCTAGGTGGCTCGGCTCAGGGTGTGAGCCTCAACCTTTCGGGCATCGAGCCAGAGGTAATGCAGCTGCTCGACGCGAGCGATGCGCAGAACGCGCCAGCGACCCTGTGGCGGCTGATTTTCTCGGGCGATGGCGAGACACTGCTCGATGCGCATGTCTGGTCGCGCGGGCGGCTTGATCAGCTGATCCGCGAGGAGGACATCGGCGGGACGGCCGCGCTGAAGGCGCAAGTGGAAACGCCGGCCAAAGGCCTCGGCCGACGTGGCGGGCGGCTCCGCTCGGATGCCGATCAGCGCCTGGTCAAAGCGAACGACGGGTTCTTTCGCAACATCAGCTTCGCAGGTCAGAAGACCTTGTACTGGGGCGGCCGCATCCCGGCGAATGCCGGCACCGCTTTGGGCGGCAGCACTGCCGGCGGCAGTGGCGGCGGGAATGAGCCGAACTGGCGCGACCGGGTGGCCCGATCATGACGGCGCCGCATGCCAGGGATGTGGCTGCACTGCTGGCCGTGATCGAGGATCGATCGGCGCGGCCGTTTGGCTGGGCGCGCGGCGATTGCTGCGTGAGCTTCATGGCGGCCTGCGTGGAGGCCCAGACCCGGATCGACGTGCTGGGTGCGCTCACCTGGTCAAACCGGCGCGAGGCGATTGCGGTGGTCAATAGCCTGGGCGGGTTGCATGCGGCGATGGATGCCCGCTTCGATCGGATCGCCCCGGCCATGGCGCGGCGCGGCGATATCGCCGGCATCGAGGACCGGCTGCTGGGCGTCCAGCTGGCGATCGTCGAGGGCGCAACTCTCGTCGCGCCGGGAGATCATGGTCTGATGCGCGTCGGCCGCGAGGCGATGCGCTGGGCTTGGGATGCCGGCAGTGCGCGCGAGGTGGCGGCATGAACCAGCATCTGCCCACCACCAAGCGTCATGTCATCAAGCCGGCCGACGTGCGCGACTTTCTGCATGGGGTAATGCCGCTGGCACCCGCCTCGGAAGATCCGGTCGAAGTGATTGGCTGGTCGCGCAAGCGGATCTGGACGCGGATCCGCGCCACCTATGCCAATGGCGACGTGGTGCATGTCCACTTCGATCGAAGTGGCGCAGTGAGCAGTACAAAGCTCACGGCCAAGATGACCCTCAGGCTGCCGGAAGGTGGCGGCTCATGAGTAAGCTGATCAAGGGCGTCATTGGTGCAGTTCTGACTGTTGTCGGGGTCGTAGTCCCGGGCGCTCAGTTCCTCGTCGGAGTGGGCCTCTCCATGGTCGGGTCGGCGCTCCGCCCTTCGCCGCGCGGCGGACCGCGCGATGCGAGCGCGAGCCAGCTGCAGCTGGGCGAGTATCCGCGCACCGCGATCTTCGGCCGCGCTGCCACGGCAGGAAGCCTGGTCGACGCATTCAACTATGGCGGGACCTACGGAACGGACTGGGAGCTGCAGATTGTCGACCTGGCCGACCATCGCTGCGATGCGCTGGAAGGCTTCTATGTCAACGACACCTATGTGCCGTTCACTGGCGATGGAGATGTGGCGGGCTATAACGGCCAGCTGAAGGTCTACTTCCGATCGGGCACCGAGACACAGACGCTGCCGTCGATCGTGACGACTTCAAACCCGGCAGCAGGCTGGTCAGCCAACGATAACGGCGCGGGCGTCTGCTATGTTGTGGTGGCCTACAAGGCCGACGCGGCCGATGCGAAGAACCCGGTTTGGAGCGGCGGTCGGCCGCGGTTCCTATGGGTGGTTCGGGGCGCGCGCTGCTACGATCCGCGGAAGGATTCGACCGTTGCTGGCGGCGCGGGAACCCACCGCTGGAACAATCCAGCTACATGGGAGTGGAGCGAGAATCCGATCGTTTGCCGGTATAACTGGGTGCGCGGACTTTATGCCTGCGACCGGGTTGACCAGCCCGACCAGCTGCTGATCGGGCGGGGGCTGTCGGCGATCGAGGCGCCGCCCGAGCACGTGGCCTGGCGGGCCAACCTGTGTGACGAAGTGGTCGATGGCGCTCCGCGGTATCGGGTCGGCGGTCTGGTTTCTGCCGCTGAGCAGTTCCTTGCGGTTGAGGAGGCTTTTGCCGCAGCCTGTGCCGGCACGATCATCCAGCCTGAGGGCGCAGTCGAGATCGACCCGGGTGAAGCTCGGGCACCGGTGGCGCACTTCACCGATGCCGACCTGATCGTTGGCAGCAAGGTCCGTTGGCAGGACTTCCTCGGCTCGGCCGACGCCGACTGGATCAACACGGTCGTGCCCAGCTATGTCGAGCCTGGCCAGAAGTGGGGGCCGCATGCCGCGCCGGTGCGCCGCAACACGCCCGACCTGATCGCGGATGGCGGGCCCCGTGAGCTGACCTTGAGCCTCGGCATGGTAACCAATGGGGCGCAGGCCGGACGCGTGGGCGAGATCCACCGGCGGCTCGGCCGACTGACCGGACGCGGGCAAGTGACGCTGCCGCCGCGCTTTGCCGGCATCGAGGAAGGCGACTGGTTAACCTGGCAGAGCGACCGCTACTTCGATGGCGAGACACGGACATTGCGGGTTGACGCCTGGGCCAGCGACGAAGGCTGGAAGCATCAGCTTGTGCTGCGGCAGATCTCATCCACGGCCTATTCAGACACCGCGCCGCTCACCGATGGATCTGTCGCGACCAACCAGGCTCCTCCGCCCGCGATCGCTGCGCCTGCTGTCGGCAGCTGGACTGCTGCTGCCGGGCACCTGGCCGGTGGCGGCATCCGCGTCCCCGCGTTGATCGTCACGGGAGCGAGCGACAATTCGGCCGCAAGGTTTGTGCGGGTTGAGTCTGTGCAGCAGGTTGGCGTGCCCGATGCCGCCACTGTTTGGAGCGATCATGGCGTGGCCGGGCCCGATGTGCTGCGGCGAGAGATCCAGGCTGCGCCGGGGGCGACCTATTACGTCGGCGTATCCTATGTCGTGGATGGCATCCAGGGGCCGCGCCGGGTGCTGGGACCGATCGTGGCCGGTCAGGTTTCATATCCCGACGGGACGCCGATCGAAGACCTGAAGCCAGATGAAGTTGGGGCCACGAATGGCGCCATTGTCGGCTATAATATCAGGGATGATCTTGGGACGGTCCTGCCGCCTTCCGAGCTGCTGAATTCGCTCAATCCATCCCTCAATTTCGTGGGCGAGTTTTCCACGCCGCCGACCCAAGTGTCGCTGGGATCGGCCTGGAAGCAGAACGCGATCTATAAGAACTCGACCAACGGCAAGAGCTATGTGCTGACCGGAACGCCGCTTGCCTGGCAGGTCTATCTTGAAGATGGTCAGCTGTTCCAGCTGACGATTGAGAGCACCAACGGCACGACCTTTCGGGTCGGCCAGGCGGTGACCACCATCCTGAAGGCGCGCCTCTTCAAGAACGGGGCTGAAATCACCGATGTGACGCCGACGGGCTGGTTCCGGTGGCGGCGGGTTTCCGCGATCCCAATGGGGCCTCCGAACGACGACGCGACATGGAACGCTGCCTACGCCGCTGGCTACCGGCAGGTTTCCGTGTCGGTCGATGACGTGGCGGCGAGAGCCACGTTCTTTTGCGACATCCTCTCACCCACCTGATCGAACTGAAGGGACCGACCTATGCCTACTCTTGTTGCCACTGGCCAGCTTACGATCGTCGATACCAACGACGCCAAGCCGATCACCGCCTATCTGACCGCCGACGCCGGCGTGCAGCAGGTCTATTCGAAGGACAACGACACCGTCTCGTTCATCCCGAGCTGGTTCACGGCGAACAGCAACACCGGGAACCATATCGAGCCCAAGGTGTTCGTCGGCGGGATCGGTGCAGCGCAGGAAGTGACGCACCTGCTGGCGAACCGGAAGTTCACCTTGACGCCGGGCGGCGCGGCGCTGACCAATGCCACGACCAGCGCACTGTTCGTCAATGACAGCGGCGGCGCGCTCACCACGCCCTACACGATCACGCTGAACGCCGGCACTACCCAGCTGGCGATCAAGGGCAACTTGCTCGACACGGCCGGCCAGTTCGTCGTCTATTTCGAGGGCGATTACACCGATCCGGCGACCGGCCTGGTGACGCACATCATCGCGTCGATCAGCCTGAATACTGTGAAAACCGGGACCAACGCAGTCTATATCAACACCCGCGGCAACAACATCATCACCCAGGCCGATGGCTCGACCAAGAACGTGGTGGCGATCACGGCCGACCTGGTTCGATCGTCCGGTGTTGATACCTCAAACCTGACCTACAAGTGGTTTGAAGCCAACGGCGCGACGCAGATCACGACCGGGACGTCGGGTGTGGCCACGAAGTATGGCTTCAAGACGACGGCAAGCGGCGCGAGCCCGACCGCTTCGCCCAGCGACCTCAACGTCAATATCCCGAGCGCCGCCGGCAACGCACACAACACCATCGTCATTGCCGAGCCGGCGATTGCCGGCCTGGGCGTCTTCAAGGTGACGATCACGGACAGCGCCGATGCCCGCACCTGGGAACAGTGGTTCACGGTCTTCGACGTGTCCGACCCTTACATCGTGCGGATCACGTCGTCGTCGGGCGACAAGCTGCAGAACGGCCAGGGCAGCACGACGCTGACCCCGACCGTCTTCAACGGTTCCGCCCAGGTCGGCAGCCTGACCGGCTGGTCGTTTGACTGGTATCTGTATGACCGGGATGGGAAGCGCGCGGCCTTTGTCGACACCGCCAAGATCTCGGTTGCCGGCGGCGCGCCGATCACCGCCAACGGCACCGGTGCCAGCGCAACCTTTACCTATTCGGGGACCAGCTTCGCCTTCACGGCCGGCTCGATCATCAAGTGCGTCAAGCCCGACGGCACCGCCTTCTACTATGAAGTGGCCAGCTCCACGACCAACCAGGTGACGATCCGCACGCCCACCACGAACACCTGGCTCAACTTCACCAATTTCCCCGCGCCGTCGTCGACCAGCGACTTTGTGGGCGGGCGGCTGTTCGGTTGCACGACCGACGGCAAGCGCACGACCAGCGGCGGAACCGGGATCACGGTGACCGGCGATGAGATCGACGTGAAGGGCACCATCAACTGCGAAGCCACGCGGCCGTAAGGAGACATTATCGTGCCAGGCAAACTTGAGATCCCGGTTCGGGACGCTGCCGCCGCATCGCGGACGATGCTGGCCTATGAGGATGACACTGGCGGGCTGGCGCCCGTCAATGTCTCGGGCAACTATGGCCAGATCTATAAGGATGGCTTCAACGGCGCATCGCTGAATGCGGCCGAGTGGGACAGCTCGATCGGCGCTGGCGGTGCCATTGCGGTCGGCAGCGGTGCGCTGACGATCGGATCCGGGGCGACGGCCAATGCGGTGACTTCGGTGACGCTCAAGCGGATCTTCTCGTTCCCGCTGCGAATGTCGATCTGCCTCACCCTCTCGCAGCGCATCGCGAACCAGACCTTTCTGGTTTCGCTGGTCAGCGTCGACCCGGACACCGGCATCGAAGACGGCCAGGAAGAAGTGGCCTGGCTGTTCGACGGCACCACGGTGACCAACGGCAAGTTCCGGGTGAGAACCGGGGGGACGGCGATCGACAGCGCGGCGCTGACGATCCTGACCACGGCTTCGAATTCGGTCTTCGAAATCGAGCCGGATCTGGATTGCGTGTGGTTGCACCAGGGCGCGGTCGATACCGTGGCGGGCCGCAGCTACACCTTCCGCAAGCACATTGGATCGCCGAACCCGCGCAAGTCCTATAAGCTCAAGCTGTCCTGGGTAAACGGCGGGACGGCACCGGCCAGCAATACCAATGCTGTGATCCAGTATGTCGCGCTGGGCGATCACCAGAAGCAAGCGGTTGAGCTGACAGGCGGCAGGGGGCTTACCGCCAACAGCGCCCAGCAAATTAGCGTGGCTGTTGGGAACACGGTGGGCGTGACTGCGACTCCGAACGGCTCGATTTTCTGGAACGAAACCACGACCCTGCTCGCTGCCAGCGCGACCTTCACCGGAACGTCGCGCGATGTGGGGGTCGCTGCTGGGTCTAACCACCGCTATCAGGACTTCAATGCCTTCGCGCATTGTTCGTCGGTCGCTGGGACCATGCGGATCGAGGCGTCGAACGACGGCACCACCTGGTATCCGGTGACCCCTGACACGCCAGTCGCGGCGAACACGCCCGTCTCGCTGACCGTGCCGGTGCTGACCCGTTATCACCGCGTCGTCTTCATCAACGGCGCATCGGCCCAGACCGGCGGCTTCCGCGTCAACTCGGGGTATCGCATCTAATGTCTGCCCTGGTCGCAACTGGTCAGATCACCATTCAGGACGTTATGGACGGCCTGTATGCGCGGCTGTCGAACGAGGCTGTCACGGTCCCGGCCGACACCGATGGGAGCAATCCCGATCTGACTGGTTGCGCCACGACGATCAGCATCTTCCTGGGGCCGCTGGACGTTTCGGCCGAGTGGACCGTGGCCGCGCTGCCATCGGCGGGCGTCACCGGAACGCTGGTCGGAAAGACCTTCACGCCGACCGGCTTCACCACCGATGCCGGCTATGTCGATCTGGTCGCCAGCAAGCCGGGACAGGTGGATATCGTCGCCCGCTTCACGCTGGCCAAGGCGCGCCGGGGCTATGCCGGGCCGTCGATCGACGTGATCGCCAGTCGCGTCGGCGTCGGCTTTGTCGACAACGTGATGAGCCCGGCCGTGCAGCCGATCTGTTTCACCCTGGTCCGCAATGAGGCGATCGGGCCGGCGCTCTGGTATGCCACCGATAGCGCCGGAGTGACCACGGACGACGGGATGCTGACCGCCATGGGCGCGTCCTTCGGAATGTTCACCGGGATCGGTGACAATTGCTTCCTGACGGTCAGCAGCTTTGGCGATGACAACCATGTCGCGTTGACCTGCATCGTGGGCGAGCTGATCCATGTGAAAGTGGTGCCGCGGCTCGATCGCAGCACGGCCGAACCGAATGCCGACGTGACCGCGCTGGCGCAGATTTCGATCGCGCTGACCACTGACCAGACGATCCCGGCGACCTACAACGGCACTGTCACCACCGAAGATCTGGCGAACGTGATCTGGGCGCCCGCGGTGACCAAGGGTGGCAGCTCGATCAAGCTGGCCGACGGCACTTCCTATTCGCTGGCAAACCAGGTCGGCGGCACCTTCGCGATCGACAACACCAACGGATCGCCCACCAAGGGCAATGTCACGATTTCGGCCATGTCGTCGAACATCGCGCAGGCGGAATTGACCATCACGGTCAACAGCATCGTGCAGCCCAAGCTGCTGCTGAAAGTGACGAAGGATCTGGGCGCACCGCCGCCCAGCGGCGGATCGACGCCGAAGACGGTGACCTGGGGAGCGGGTGAATTCGTCACACTCAACACCGTCTCTTACACGCCGGTTGTGACCGCCATGAAAACGGTCGCCCTGGCGAGCGGCGAAAGCCTCTATGGCACCGCGCCGCTGACCTACAATGTGGCGGGCACGAAGACGCCGCCGCTCAACCGGACGATGACCTTCAAGTGGCAGTATTCGGTCGCCGGCGCGAACAGCTGGAACGACTTCGCCAGCCCGATCACCGGCAGCACCGCGAGCTGCGCGGACTTCGCCAACGAGATCAACGCGGTGCCGGGGACCGTGGCGGTGACCCAGACAAAGAGCGGGCTTGGCGCCGGCAACTATGACGTTCGCCTGGTCGCTCTCTGCTCTGCCACGGGGCGGAACATGAGCACGAGCGGAACGGCAACGGTGGAGGCGAAGGTCTGATGAGCGGGCAGCTGTGGGCCATTATCGAGGATGACACGTACCGGCTGATCTGGACGGCATCGGCGGACCAGCATCCGGTCGATGCAGGCCATGCCCAGGAGTGTCGCGGTCGCAAGGTCGTGGCCCTCGATCGAGAGCCCGTCAATCTGCTGGGCGAATATGTCTCGGCCGAGGGTGAGATTGCCTTTGACGTTCGCCGCGTAGCCGATGGCTGGGCGGCCGCAATCAAGGCCGAAGCTGGGCGACGGATTGAGGCTTTCGCGCCGCTATGGCGGCAGCTGAATGACCTGGCCGATCCGTCCGATCCCGCTGCCATCGAGCGCCGCCGCCGCATCGATGCTGTGCGGGCCTGGTCGAATGAAATGGAAGCCAAGCTGCTGGCTGCAACTGGGCCGCAGGGCGTTCAGGATGTTCTGCGTGATCTGGTTGATGGGCGCGCTGAGGCAACAACTTAGCTGCCCCTAACAGGGGTGGCCGGGGCGTTGCAGCGCCCCTAGCCGCGAGCTGACACTCGCACCTCTGGCTGGCGCGCCAGCCTTCGGTTCCCCCGGCCTGTCAGGCGGGGACTGCGATAGGTGTGAATCATGAAAGAAGGATTGATTGGTAATTCGACGCTGGAGCCGGTTCGGCCGACCAAGCCGGTGGCGCCGTGGCGGGGTGGCAAGCGCGCCCTGGCCGGCCGCTTGGCCGAGCGGATCGCCCAGGTGCCGCACGACCGATATGTGGAGCCCTTTGTCGGCATGGGCGGGGTATTCTTCCGCCGCCGGCATCGCCCCAAGCTGGAAGTGATCAACGACATCAACCGCGATGTCGTGAACCTGTTTCGGCTGCTGCAGCGGCACTATCAGCAGCTGCTCGACGTGCTGAAGTGGCAGACCTACAGCCGCGCGGAATTCGATCGGCTGAAGGCGGCCGAGCCGGACACGCTGACCGACCTCGAGCGGGCGGCGCGGTTCCTCTATATGCAGGTCACCAGCTTCGGCGGGATGGGGTCACAGTTCGGCATCGACTATGCCCGGCCGCGCTGGAATCTGACCCGGCTCGTGCCGATGCTCGAGGAGGTGCATGAGCGGCTCGCCGGCGTGCTGATCGAGCGGATGCCCTACCAGGATTGCATCGCCCGCTATGACAGCCGGCCGGGCACCCTGTTCTACTGCGATCCGCCGTACTGGGGCTGCGTTGACGACTATGGGAAAGACATCTTTTCAGAGGCCGATTTTGAGCGTCTGAAAGGCCTCTTAGCGGGCATTCAGGGGCGTTTTATTCTGTCCTTAAACGACACCCCGGAGGTGCGGTCGATCTTCGCTGGCTTCGAGATGGAGGAGGTTACCCTCAACTATCGGTTGAGCGGAAAGGTGACGCCGGCGAAGGAGCTGATAATCTCTGGCTGATCGAGTCGACAGGAGACCATATGAGTAACAGCGCGAATGGCATGGCCAAGTACATCAGCACCTGCTGCAAAGAGGGTGACAGGGTTCGGCTTTATGTTGGCACGCAAGTGTTGCTGGTGAAGTCCGTTATCATCGATGAAGTCGACTTTCCCGGCATAATCATATGCACCACGGCGGCCGGGAAAGAGGTTGCGGTTCATCCTTCATCTATCGATGTGGCGTTCCAGGTTGAAGACGATTGAGTGCTCCAGAACCTCTTGCAAAAGACTCCAAAACCTCTTGCCGCGCTACACTGCATTTCCGCGTCGGACAGGCCCTCCCCGTCCAGCACCACGGCCGCCGGATTGC